TTATTTGTTGCCTGTTGTGATGAGTACACATTACGTTATGGTAAGATACACCTTACTGATTCAAAACTAAGGGACTGTCTGAACGTCCTACCGAACAATATAGAACTAAGTGCATGGAGAGAACCACCTCAAGCAATGCCTGATGACGTTAAGTCAGAAAGTGTCATTGAGGCTTACCATAAATACTATAGAGTCTATAAGAAAGACTTTGCAAAATGGACGGTTCGACCTATCCCACAATTTATGATGAGTAACTAATGCCTACATACGATTTTAAAAATATAGAAACTGGTGAAGTGACAGAATATTTAATGTCATGGAAAAAACTAGATGAATTCAAAGAACAAAACCCACACCTTAAACAACTAATAGGAACTCCTATGATTGTCGGTGGTTATGGAGACCGAGTAAAAGTTGATGGTGGGTTTAATGATGTTCTCAAAAAGATTGCATCAACTAACATTGACACACCTATGGGTGAACGTCACCATTCAAAATCCCCTAAAGAAGCCAAGACTAGAGATGTCGTAAAAAAACACCTAGACTTACAGAAGAAAAAGTAGTACAATAGACTATGATAAAATTAAACAATGCAATTGAATTGCACGACTTAGAGTCCCTCGAATTAAAGACAACCAACGTAGATGGTAAAAGATACTACACGGATGCAGATGAAACATTCTACTATCCAAGTGTTACCAGTGTAACAGGTTTACTCTCAAGTGACCAAATCAAATTGTGGAGAGAACGTGTTGGTGCTGAAGAAGCAAACAAGATTACTAAACATGCAACCAACCGAGGAACTACCTTCCATCAATTAGTAGAAGACTACTTAAGGAAAGAAGTTGAATACATTGAGTTTGATAACATTCTACAAGAAGGAATGTTCAAAGCAATGAAACCAGTGTTGGATGATATCATTCCAATTGCACTAGAAGCCCCATTGTATTCCGATGTGTTACATATGGCAGGTCGTGTTGACTGTGTTGGAATCTATGATGATGTATTACAGATTATAGATTTTAAAACCAGTGGAAAGTTTAAAGAAGAGTACATGGCAAAGAACTGGTATATCCAAATGACTGCATATGCAATCATGGTGGAAGAACTTACTGGTCATGAAATCGAAGAGATAACTGCAATCGTAGCTATCGAAGGACATAACACATTTCAGATATTCTCTGCAGACCCTAGAGACTATGTTGATGAACTAAATGATTTAAGGGTTAGATATAAAAATATATATGGAGTATAAGAATGGGAATTAGATTTATAGAAAACGAATGGCATCAAACTAAAATTGCTAATCAAAAAGAAGTTGAAGCAGAAATGTTAACAGAGATTGGAGTCACAGAAGAAGAGTTCATGTGTTTCCTTGAAGATGAGTTTGAAGAACTTTCAGATGATAAACAAGATGCAATCAATAATCTTATAATGGATTTAGATACACTTGACTCATACGAAGATATGTGGACTATGAGAAAAGGTGGTTTCGATACTACTTACGAACTAGGTGAACTTGAATGATAAGTAGAAAAGAATTTACAGAACAAGTTGAAAAGTTGATTATGAGGGGAACTGAAGTTATGGATGCATGTGTAAGAGTATGTGAAGATAACAACATCGAACCCGAGTCAGCAAAGAGGTTATTGTCTCAACCTCTGAAAGAGAAACTAGAAGCAGAAGCAACTGGTCTCAATATGGTAAATAGAGGCAATCATTCACAGAGTTCCCTAAGTGGGTTCTTTAAATCGGAGTAAATTATGAATGTAGGTGATATAGTAACAGTAGTTACAATTAGTGGAGAGTATGTTGGTAAACTAAACTCTCAAAAAGATGGTGCAGTCACAATTGACAATCCAAGAATGGTATTATCAAATCCCCAAGACGGAAGTATGGGATTTGCAAAAGGTATAGCTGCAACAGGATTAGAAAATCCACCAGTTGCAACATTCCACAATGTAGTGTTCGTAGTTCCTTCAAATGAAAAGGTTGCAGAAGCACACGCAATATCAACAGGTGACAAAGATGCACCTAAAATTGCAACACCAGCTGAGAAGAAGATTATTATTTAATGACAAGTAGAGAAGGATATGATGCATACACGTTGTACCTTGGGATAAAGTTACACTTCTATTCTAAAGGTTATGACTTTGTTAAGTATAACGGTAAAGTTAAATCAGATATCAACTCCTTTCTCAAACGTAAAGATAAATACCACTTCGGTAAATTGTTCCGAACATATAAACAAGAATTACAAGATTTCTACATTGCAAATCTATCATACAAAGATTTTTGGGCAGGTGACCTTCTAGATAAGGAATGTGATAAGAGATATAGAGAGTGGAAGAATAGAAATCAGAAACTTGGGTATATGTTTGAAACAGAAGTGTCAGACTTAATAGGAAAGTATAAGATAGATACTCAACTCAAAGTGGTCAATGGTCAACACCCTCGTTTACTTAAATCATATATGAGTAAACAAACAAGTTTAGAAACCATCTGCATCATGGATGAGATAATCGGTTTCACTAAAGACTGGGAAACACTTATATCAGAGAAGGTAGTGTATCCCGAGTTACACATCAAGATAAACAAGTACAAGTCATTCATAACATATGACCAAACCAAATACAAAAAGAAATTAATAGAACTATGTCAGAAGTAACAATCATAGGTAACGGCCCATCTAGAAAAGGATTTGATATCTTAGGTTGCAACCACGAAGTGTGGGGGTGTAATGGAATCTATAGAGACACTACTGATTGTGACATGGTGTTTGCAGTTGACATAGAGATGCAACAAGAATTAGTTGAGTCGGGATACTACAGAACTAACATGGTTGCAATGGCAGACATTGACCCGATACCAATCGAAATGTTGGAAGTGTTTACATCATCAATGCCAAACGTAGTGATGACTCGTAAAGAAGACGACACCCATTTCATCGTCCAAGGTGATGATGACCAAACAGATATTTTAGGACTAATACGTCCCGAATTGATTGTTGCATATCAATACCCACACTTGAAAAATCTCTTTTGTGGAATGCAAGCTTTAGGGTTTGCTATAGAAAATGATTATGAAACAATAAACCTAATTGGATTTGACGCACTGCAAGGTGAAGATACTTCAAATATTTATGAAGGTACACCAAGTTATCTTACTAAATATAAAACCGAGAATGCAGTTGGATACGTTCAACGGTCTCAGTTCATAGCACTGTTAGAATGGTACTATGGAAAAGGTTCAGTATACTGGAAAAACTCCCTTGACGAAAGGGTAGAGGTAAAGTATAATGAACTATCTTATTATGAAATAAGTGAAGAATGGATTTTAGGTCAAGGTCTAAAGTCCGAGATATAATTGTTAATAAAATTGTAATACAATAGGAGAATACAATGAGTAGTAGTTTAGATAAACTAAGAGCAGCAATGGAAACTGCTTCACCATCTGATGGTGCAAAAAAATCCTACGGAGATGACACAATGTGGAAACCCGAACTCGATAAGAGTGGTAACGGTTACGCAGTAGTCAGATTCTTACCTACCCCTGATGGAGAAGAGATGCCTTGGGTATCTTATTTCGACCATGGGTTTCAAGGGCCAGGTGGTTGGTATATTGAGAAGTCTTTAACGACTCTTAATAAAGAAGACCCAGTGTCCGAGTACAATACCCAGTTGTGGAATACGGGAATTGAAGCAAATAAAGATATTGCTAGAAAACAGAAACGCAGATTGCATTATGTTTCAAATGTCTATGTTGTTTCAGACCCTAAAAATCCTGCTAACGAAGGTAAAGTATTCAAGTATAGGTTCGGAAAGAAAATCTTTGAAGCACTTAAGGAAGCAATCTCACCAGCATTTGAAGATGAGAAAGCAATTAATCCTTTTGACCTCAGAGGAGAAGGTGCCAACTTTAAGATTAAAATCAGAAAGGTTGACGGATACTGGAACTATGATAAATCAGAGTTCGATTCACCAGCACCTTTGTTTGAAGATGAAGCAAGACTAAACAGCACTTTTGCAAGTGTTCATAGTCTAAGTGGAATTATTGCACCAAGTGAATTTAAGTCTTACGAGGAACTCAAAGAGAAACTCGATAGAGTCTTAGGATTAACTGGAGCAGTAACTAATTCTACAGCAGAGTCAGTTGCAGAAGACCTACAGGAAGTGCCATGGTCTAATGTCAACACTGATACTGTTGCAGTAGAACCTGTAATCTCATCAGCAGAGGCTACCTCACCAGTAGTAGAGGAAGACGATGCGATGGATTACTTTAAGAAGTTAGCACAAGACTAAGTCTAGTCTAACTTTTTACAACGGGGTGGTCGTGTTTATTATATCATGTGTCCTTGAATATAAGACGACCACACACTGAGACCGTGGATTTACTATTCTTAGAATAGTGGGGGTACTCAGTAAGGGAAAGGTCAACAGCGAATTCGCGGGTTGGTCGGTTAGGAGCGGGTATGCTGTAAAGCGTGGGGCGACTTAACACTTTTTTTAATAGATTGATAACAGAGATAATATGCCAAGTGTAACACCAAAAACAAACCCGAAGAGTAGAACGGAGGAACCGTTTGATAGATTACTTCGTAGGTTTAAAAAAGATTGTGATAACGCAGGTATAGTACAAGAGGTTAGAGATAGAGAGTTCTATGAGAAACCTAACGTAACTAAGAACCAAAAGAACCAAGATTTAAAACGTAGAAAGAAACAAGACGCAGTTAAAAGAGCTGCACCAACGAGACAAAGAAGAAGATAGAATAATATGAACTGGCATGGTGGAAAAGGTTCCAAGAGAAGGAACTCAAACGATGAAACCTATGCTGACAATTGGGAGAAAATCTTCGGCAAGAAGAAACCCGATGTGAAAGTTCGTAAAGAGACACCAACCCATGGTGCATCACAAGTCCATTCGGACAAGACTAAATATAATAGGAAGAAGTCAGAACCAATACTATAAATAGTAGTATGTCTCGACTTACATTCAAAGAAATACAATTACTCAAACCACCCGAACTCCAAGAAAGAAAGAAGGAGTCTTTGGACTGGTTCAGAGAAAACCTCAAAACAATCAAGACATACTCAAAACCCGATAAGGTATTAAACCAATCGGGTCAAGATATCATACCTACAGAAATGATAGTGGGAGAGATGTATATGTATATGTATGATGCAAAACATAAAGAGACCCTTCCCTATTACGACAGGTTCCCTATAATCTTTATGTTAGAGAGATACAAGACTGGGTTCCTAGGACTTAACTTACACTACCTTCATCCTAAGCTCAGAGTAGGTCTACTAGAGAACTTGTATGCATACTCTAATGACTTTGATAATGAGAGTGTTGCAGATGATTCTGTTAAGTTAGGATTGAGATACCAAGCACTTGCAACAGCATCTAATCTAAGAGTTGCAAGACCATGTGTTAAACAATACCTCTTCACTCATTTAGACTCTAAGATGGTTAAAGTGCCACCAAGTCAATGGGACTTTGTTCCTTTATTACCACTTTCTAAGTTTACAAGTGCAACAGGAAGTATAAATACTAACACAGTTTACCGAAAGAGTAGAGAAACAATCATATGAGTATATTAGACGACTTAGCAGGTCTTAAAAGTAAGGACGAGAACCTTAGTATCGATAAGTTAAAGTACAACTTTGACACTGGTGCTAGAGGTAACTATTTTATGGTTAACATCTTTGGGCCTCAGGGTATTTCACTTGAAGGATGGAGATGTGAGTCTGCAGTATTACCTTCTAAAGAACTGGAATCAACACAATGGTCTGCATACGGCCCTACAAGAAACATACCGAATAATATTACTATGGACGGACAAAGAAGTCCGATGACCTTCTTATGTGACCAACATTTTGCAGACAAATTTATCCTTGATGCATGGCAGTCACTAATTTATACTGGTGTTGGTATGCACGAAGAAAGAGGCAGTTCTGTGAGACCTACCTTTAGATATATGGAAGACTATCTTGGTCAAGTAGAGATAATCTCTATGAGAAAGGATGGTAAGACTGCAATGAAGACTACACTTTTCAATGCCTACCCAATAACATTAGGTCAGATGCAACATAACACTGGTGCAAGGGATGAGATAATGAAATTTGAGTGTACGTTCTCATTTGAATCATTTGGAACAGAGTATGTAGATGCACCTAGGTTGTCTGCACTAAATAAAGGTAGAAGAGTGCTTGATGCACTTTTGGAAACTGGTAAAGTGGGTGGAAGGTTTGGAAAAACATTAAACTCAATGAACAGTAAATTGAATAAGTACGAAGGTAGATTGAATAGAATATCAAATCTCTTCGGATAAAATATGGAGTAAATTATGGCCCTACCGATACAATCGGCACCCACGTTCACATGTGAGTTGCCTAGTGATGGTACACAGGTCTCATTCAGACCGTTCCTAGTTAAGGAACAAAGAAATCTTCTTTTAACTAAAGATGACCCAAACCCAAAAGACATTCACAATAACCTAGTTACATTATTAACTGCATGTACCTTTGACAAGTTAGACATATCTAAGTTAGCAACCTTTGATGTAGAGTATTTGTTTTTACAAGTAAGGTCAAAGTCTGTTGGTGAAAGTGTGAAACTAACCATGCCTTGTCAAAGACACGATGAACATCCTGAAACTGAAGTAAGTGTAAATCTTTCAG